AAGGCCACGACGGTGCGAGAATCGGAGAAATCGTCTTCAGCCCTGACCCTGAAACATATAAGCAGTCATTGCGTTTCTGGGATGTAGTAGTGGAACACAAGCCCGCGAAGCCCGAAGAGGAACACTTTTCAATCTACAATGAGAAGTACTACATTGAGACGTACGGAGACCGGGAGACATTCGCGAGTGTTCAGTCGCTTTTCAAAACACATGCGGTGATAACGCCTGATGGAGAATGGCATGAGCGCGGGGAAGTGGGGTACTTTGGAGAGTCGAGCGAAACACCTGAAGAAGGCCTCGAATGGGACAGGCAGTATGTAGAACGGTTCATAGCCGTAGCGGACAAAGAGCTGATACTGACGATAGTGGACTGCCACATATAGAAGCAGAAGGACACGGGCTGAAAACGGCCCGTTTTTTTTTAAGTTCCGATTACGACTATATTCAGCAATAATGCTTAGTTGCTAATAACTGCGAATAGAGTGAATATACGCGCAACGAAAAAGAAAGGCAGGAATTAGCAATGACAACGGTAGAAACAATCAGGACAGCGGGAACATCGGAAGAGGTAAAAGCGGTATTGCTTGGAAGCGCGAGAGTCGCGGATATGGCGGAAGCATATCAGGCAGTAACGGGTTACAGCTACAGCGGACAGCTCAGAGGAATAAGCCGTGAAGAGATAGCGTCCAACATGGCGAGTCAGATAATGACGATGAAGGGCAACGGCTTTTTCAAAGCCCTGAGCGTGGAAGAGAAGTACGAAGAGCTGAAGACGCTGAAGGAACTGCCGAGGAAGTTATGCCTCTGCACGATGGGGGAGCTTGAAGCGATAGCCGGAATACTTGAGATAGACGAAGCGGAATACGGGAACAAGTCAGGGTACGAAAAGAAGAGTGAACTGGAGTCGCAGATAACGGTAAAGCTGGAAGTGAAGAAGCTGGAAAAGCTGAAGACAGCAGGAAGCCACGAAGAAAGGCGCGAAATGCTGAAAGGATGCGACACATCGAGACTAGCGGAAATAGCAAAGATGGTGGGGAGCGACTTTGGGGAGAGGATAGCAGAAGCCAGAGAGGAACACAGCGGAGCGGATTTAATCGAATGGGCAATCGGATGGATAATCGAAAGATTAGGAGTCGGAGCAGACCCCGCCCCGGCAGAAGATGAAGGAGTCGAGACAGAGATGGAGACAGCAAAGGAAACGGCAGCCCCCGTAGAGATGGAAGCGGAAAACCACGCTGAAACAGCAGAGAGCGTGAAGGCGGAGATAGCATTTCCGCTGGAAGGACACACGGCGGCCTCGCTGAAGAACTTAGTGAACACGATATACTCACGCGGAAGGCTGATGAGCAAAGCGACTGGCGGAGATTTCCGTGTGTCGGACAAGCTGGTGGAAGAGCTGAAGGAATACGGCTCAACAGTGGAAGAAGTGCAGCGGATAATCAGGAGCGCGGGAGAAGACAGCATGAACGGACTTGCATTTGAGGAAGACAAAGTAGTGTTCACGGGATTTCCCGCAACAGAAGACGCACTGAAGACACGAGCGTACATACTGCTTGCGGCGGCAATCAACCAGAGCAGTCTTGAGCAGAAGCGAATACAGGCGAAGAAAGTGGACGAGAGCAACGAGAAGTTTGCGTTCCGTGTTTGGCTTGTAAGGCTTGGGCTGAACGGAGCAGAAACGAAAGCGGAGCGCAAGACATTCTACGGGAACTTGACGGGACACACGGCCTTCCGCACGAAGGCAGACGAAGAGAAGTGGTATGCGCGGCGGAAAGCAGCAGCCAGCGCGGTGAACGCAGACTCCGAAGAAGTCAGCAAAGAGGGAATGCCGGCATGAAAGCGTTATTAGTAGAACCGATGAAGAGGCCTGAGATAGTAGAAATCACAGCAAGCCTTGAGGAACTTCAGCGGATAGTCGGTGGAAAAATAGAAGTGTTGTACCCGTTTGAAGATGAAGTGGGTCTGATATGCGGAGACGAAAGCAAGTACGATGGTTCACTGCCGAATCGACTTCTCGAAGACTACGATGTGATATTCGGAAATTTCCTGATATGCGGATTGAGCGCAACGGACTTTGACAGCCTGAGCGATGAGATGGCCGAAAAATACGCGGAGAAATTCGCCTCGCGGGAGATGTTTTTCCGAAGAGCGGACAAGAGGATAGTGATGGCGCGGTTAGACACGGAAGAGCCGATGCGTGTAATAGCATAAGGAAGAAGGATAGAGGGTCTGCCTCGAAAGGGCAGGCTCTTTTAGTTTTGAGGAGAGGAGAAGAATGGCGACAAGAGGAAGGAAGCCGAAGCCGACAGCAATCAAGAGACTAGAAGGCAATCCGGGAAAGAGGCCGCTGAATATATATGAGCCGAAGCCGCAAAAGAAAGCTCCCACGTGTCCTGACTGGCTTGACGAAGAAGCCAAACGTGAATGGAGACGGCTAGCGAAAACGATGGAGGCAATGGGAGTGCTGACTGAGGCCGACCGAGCGGCATTCGCGACCTACTGCGATGCGTATTCAAAGTGGAAAACGGCGACCGAGTTTATAGACCAGCACGGGCTGATATTCAAAACGCCTTCCGGGTACATCCAGCAAGTGCCGCAAGTGAGCATAGCGCAGACGTACGGAAAGCTGATGACGAAGATAGCGACTGAGTTCGGATTGACACCCGCCTCGCGTTCTCGAATAATAGCAGGCGGAAGCGGTAGTGAAATCTTAGATGAAATGGATGAGTTGCTAGATGGATAGGCCGTCAGATTACCCGAAACTGAAGAATTACAAGCCCTCGCGGTTTATGCTTCCGACCAGTCATTATGATGAGTCGAAAGCGGACAGGGCGGTGCGTTTTATAGAAATGCTGCCACACACGAAAGGGGAATGGGAAGGAAAACTGTTCTTGCTATTGCCGTGGCAGGAACAGTGCATCCGAGACATATTTGGAATAGTAAAAGAAGACGGAACGCGGCAGTTCAGGACAGCGTTCATTGAAATTCCAAAGAAGATGGGCAAACAGCTATCGGTAGACACGCCGATACCCACGCCTACAGGATTTACCCGCATGGGAGATTTGCGAGTCGGAGATTGTGTGTTCGATGAGCGTGGGAAGATATGCCATGTAGTAAAGAAAAGTGAAGTAGATACAGAAGAGACAGCGTATCGAATGGTGTGGCGAGATGGTTCAGAGATAATAGCGGGAGCCCGACATCAATGGTGTGTTGAATACACTTACGGACAAGCCAGAGCAAAGGTGATGACCTCAGAAGAAATATATCGCAAGCAGGAAACGATACGAGAGCATTACGGAAATAAAAGCTGCATAAGAATCCATGTAGCGGAAGCGTTACAGACAGGAAATGCGAAACTCCCAGTAGACCCCTACACATTTGGCTTCTGGTTAGGTAAAGGAGTAAGTGATGAGCCATGTATTTCTATATTTGAAGAAGACCACGAAGAAGTGTTAGCGGCCATCCCATATAAACATACAACGTATTATCCCAATGGAGAAGGCCGCTTAAAGAGTTACCGTTTCGAAGAGCTGAACAAAGTCCTTATTGAGAAAAAAGGACAGAAAATGATACCGGACGAATACCTCAGAGCTTCGGAGAAACAACGGTGGGATTTGTTGGCGGGTCTTATGGATTCAGGCGGCCTTGTATCTACTAACAAAGGGCAGAGTATCTACTCTAGCGTGAATAAGAATCTAGCCGAAGGAATGCGGGAACTTTTGTGGTCATTGGGAATAAAGAATGCAATGACAGAGACAGCGAGCGATGTAGACGGAGTAGCAATAGGAGAGACGATTTACACCATACGCTTTGTATCATTTGATGATATGCAAGTTAGTAGATTAACGCGGCACTTGATAAGAAGAATGTCAAGGAAAAAGGCAACAAGAAACGCATATCACTTTATTCAGAGCATAGAGCCGATAGGGAACGGTGTCCCGATGCAGTGCATACAGGTGGACAGCCCCTCGCATTGTTACCTTGCGGGAAAATCAATGATACCGACACATAACAGTGAGCTTGCGGCGGCGATAACGCTTTATCTTCTTTTCGCGGACAATGAGCCAGCGGCGGAAGTGTTCTCGGCGGCGGCAGACCGACAGCAGGCGGGGATAGTGTATGACGTAGCCAAGCGAATGGTGGAGATGACACCTGCATTGCTGAGACGTTCAAAAATCATGGCAGCTACGAAGCGGATAGTGAATTACTCAAACGCGGGATATTATCAGGTGGTATCGGCAGACGTAGCGAACAAGCACGGTTACAGCATATCGGGGCTGTGTTTCGATGAGCTTCACAATCAGCCGAACCGAAAGCTGTGGGACGTTTTGACGAAAGGCTCAGGCGATGCCCGCCGTCAAGCCCTTCACGTGGCAATAACGACAGCGGGAACGGACAAAAATTCAATCTGCTATGAGCTTCACAGCAAGGCAACGGACATACTAGCCGGGCGGAAAATTGACCCTACGTTTTACCCGGTTGTTTACAGTCTTCCCGATGATGCGGACTGGACAGACGAAAAGAACTGGTACAAAGTGAATCCCTCGCTGGGATACACAGTGCCGATAGAGAGAATGCGGGAAGCGTTCATGCAGGCGCAGGAAAATCCCGCCGAAGAGAATGTGTTTCGTCGGTTGAGGCTGTGCCAGTGGGTGGGAAGCGCAGTAGCGTGGATTCCTGAACATGTGTATGACAAAGGAAAACAGGCGATAGATGAAAACGCGCTGAGAGGCCGTGAATGCTATGCCGGACTTGACTTATCAAGCACATCGGACATAACCGCGCTTGCCTTGGTATTCCCGCCATTGAACGGAGAAGACAAATACATAGTAATTCCTCATTTCTGGCTTCCGCGAGATACATTAGAGCTGAGGGTTCGCCGTGACAAAGTGCCGTATGACGTGTGGGAAAAGCAGGGACTGTTCCACGTAACGGAAGGGAATGTAGTAGATTACAGCTTTGTGCGGAAGAGTATCAATGAGCTGAACACACAGTACCAAATCAAAGAAATCGGCATAGACCGCTGGAATGCAAGCCAGCTAATAACGGACTTGCAGGGAGACGGATTTATTACGGTGCCGATAGGAATGAACTTCAAAGATATGAGTCCCGGAATGAAAGAGCTGTATAAGCTGCTTCTTGAAGGAAAAATGATACACGGGGGAAACCCGGTGCTGAAATGGATGGCCGGGAATGTAGTAGCAGACGTAGACGCAGCGGACAACATCAAGCCGAACAAGCAGAAAAGCACGGAGAAAATAGACGGAATAGTGGCGTGGATAATGGCGTTAGACCGAGCAATCCGGCACAAGGAAGAGACTGCCAGCGTTTACGACAATCGCGGACTGCTGGTGTTCTAAATGTATGAGCGAATCAGCCGTGAAGTGTTCCTGCGCGGTATCCCGATGGAGCGTGTGTATGAGATATTCCGCATATGCCTCCATATGAGCCTGAAAGATGAGAGATATTCGGAGCTGAAAGAGAAGATTATGGAAACATACCGCAATGAGAATCTCGAAAAGATGAACGCCTATTACAGCGCGAAAGCCCGCCCGCCAGAACGAAAGCCCATAATGAAGCCGCAGCTTTTAGCAGGAGACGCGGAAGAAATGCTGAGGAGACTGCCTGAAAAATCGGTGCAGTTGATATTCACCTCCCCGCCGTATTACAACGCCCGCGAGTATTCAAATTA